CTCTGGCTTGTGTTGCCAGTTCTTCGCGTTCCGCTAAATCTAATGTTTCAGGATCCTTTGCGAATCCTTCTCCTTCTTCCCATAATGGGGTTTTTTCTCCGTCTATTGGTAATCCTTTTGCGTATCGAACTAATATCTCACGCATTGTCATTGTTTGTTCTGGTACTGTTTCTGACGGTTGATTGTTTACTTCTCCTAAATAAGGAAAATCTTTTGCGTTTCCGCTGTTTTTAAGTGTTCTCATAGTTTTTGTCTTTGTAATGATTGTTTTTTGTTTCTACGAAATTGGTTAAGATGTCTTTGTACTATATGAAAATCGAAATTTTCGATTCCTATCTCCTTTAATAAGTCGTCTGTTTGTTTTTCGGCTAATTGTTTCATATGTATTGAAATCATGAATTTTTCGCCGTCTTTGTACATTTTGTCTTTGTAGTATCTTGGCATTGATGCCTTTTTTCCATCTTTTAATGGAAGATACATACGTTCTTCTAATTTATTTTTGTGCCATTTTATGGATTGTGGTGTTAAGTAAGATTTTCCTAGTCCTTTAGACATAACTGAAAATTCTTTTTGTCTGTCGTCTTGTTGATGCATTGGAATTTGTTTTTCTTTTGATATATATTTTAAAGTATACCCAATACTAGCATCGTTAACATCGCCAAAATGGCAATGACCGATAGTAGTATTATTAAGATTCCAAGCGCTCTCAACGCTGTTACAATTACCATTAAAAAGGATAATATGATAATGTGGGCGTTGCGTTTTATCTCCATATTCGCCCACTGCATAATAAGATATTTTTTCATGAGTTAATTTTCTTAATCTTTTGAAAAATTTTTGTAAATCTGTTTTACGTAATGTTTGAAATCCGTTTTCTGTTGTAGGCACGTTTGATTCGTCGTATGTTAAAGTAACGAATTGTGATGTGTTGCTTACTTGGCCATGTTTTGTTAATCGGAAACTCCACCCCGAAATCCTTCTCTTTTGACAAGGTGGGCATTTCCCACATGGAAAAGGAATGTAGCCCATTGTGACTCCATTCACTATTTCCATTTTTTTGTAGTAGGGTGTTATACATCTTGTTGACATGTTAGAAATTTGGAGTTCCAAATTTAGGCATTGGCCTAACTGCTTTAATTTTATGCATTATTTGACAATATAAATTATCCTCTCCATCCTGTACTGCGAAAATTCTTTCGACTTGATCAGGATCACATTCTATAAATGCTTGGTTTAATGCTGGTTGTGTTGCAAATATTCTTCCTAAATGCCAGTAATCTAATACTGTTCTAAAGTCCCCAGCTACGCGTGAAGCTTGATATTTGTATTCGGCATAACGGGGAACGTATCCGAATGTATCTTCTGCTGTTGCTGTATAAGCATATAGCTCGTTGTTTGTTACAGGTTGTTCGCCAATATGGGCGAATGAAGGCCAAAAGAAATCTAATGGATCTGATTTAAGATATGTTTTTGGTATTCCTTGTTGATATGCAGGTTGTGGCATTACGGACATAATACCGATAATGTATCCATGTTCTTCGCAAAAATAATTACCATATTTTCCTGTTGATACTGCTACTCCATGTCCTGCCATGTTACCTTGAGCTTCTTCTGCTGTTGCTGATGTGTTTAATACTTCTGAAATAATAACTGGGGTTTTTAATCCTGTTATATATTCTGGTCTTTGTAATCTTTTGTCTGATGATCTTACACCGAAATGCATTAAAATGTTTTCGATGTATCTTGTTCCGCCTCTAGCGTTTTTTTCTAACCATTCTTGTAATCTAAATGCTCTACGTAAATCATTTATTGTAGTTGGACTTATCTCTGTTTCTGATGTTTTAGCTATTAATGCACTTGTATTTGTTGGTTCTGATGATAAATTATATGGTAATGTTTGATTAATTGTTCCTAAAGTTGCAGATCCACTTCCTCCAACTCCATAACCATATAAAGTGTCTGCATTAATTTCATCTGTATTCCATGTTACTCTTGTATCTCCTGATATTGTTCCAATTGGTAAATCTACTGCTGTTCCTTTTTGTGCAAAGGGTAGGGATGCGGTAAAATAATCATGTTCCCATGCGCGTTGGCGCATTTTTACTAAATCTGTTACATCTCCTGTATTATTTCCGTCTGCTAAATTATAATCTACTACTGATATTAAATTTTCATCTTTATAATATTCATTATATATTGCTTGATATGCCGCTAATGGTAAAGCATTTAATGCTTGTGTAATTCCTGTTCCTGTATTTGGAGGTACTCCCATATAATCTAGGAATTTTTTTTGATCTGCTGTAAAATCGTCTGTGTAGTTTATATATGGTAATGCGTGAGGAGTGTTTGCGTCTACTATATATTTTTCCCAGTGTTCCCATGTTAGTCTGTTTGGTACGAAAAAGTAGTGTACTGATACGTCCATGCGGTGCATAACGGGTGCGACCATAGGTGCGAATCTGATAAGACTATCGCAACCTATTTGAAAGCTGTCGCCCGGTACACATTCTGTTACTAATACAGGTGTTAAGTTGCCCATTTTCATGGACATTTTTACGTCATGACTAAGATCGAAGACGTTTTTTTTCGGTTTTTCTACTTGTACCGAGTTGAAGATGTTTTTTCCCATTGTTGTTAATTTTTTGTTGATAAGTTTTTGAATTAAAGACGAATTCCGCCACGACTAACATAGTACGTGCGTAGTTTTTTGCTTTTTCCTTTAGAGTAAGTTCCTCTTTTTTTGTAGCTTTTGCTACGTTTTCTGTAAGCCATGTGGTTGATTTTTAATTGTTTATAATTCTATTTAACATAATGTTTTGCTTATAATTAACATATAGTTAAGTATATGTCAGTAAGTTATGATTTTTATTTGATATTTTATTTTAATCCCCTACCCTAGTAGGGTTTATCTTGTTATTGCTGTTAATAATATTTTTATTATTGATGTGGATAAGCCTGAAGTGGGGCCGACCCATTCATCTATTTGTTGTTTCCATTTGGCTTCTATTGCTGACATGTTGTTTTTGTTAATTTGGCCTTGATTTATTAGTTGTATTTGTTCTGCCATGTAGCCTTTTATTTTATATTCTACTGTTTTATTTAAGTTGTTCCAACTGTTATTAGTTACAAGTTGTTTTACTTCTTGTTGTAATTTATCGTATTCTCCTGCTTGTAATGATTGTTTTAATCTGTTCATCCTGGTGTCTTCCATGATGTTGTCTATTCTTTGATTTGTTTGTGCATTATTTATACCAGGTGTTTGTACTCTATCTGGTAATGTTTGTTCTTTATATGTGTTATCGAGTTTTAATCCTGCTATTTGTTGTTCCTGTATTTTTAATGCGTTTTGTTGTTGTTGTACCCCAAAGTATTGGGATACTATTTGGCCGCCATCTATTTGTGGTGCATTTGGCGACCATGATTTTGTGTCTGTTGATCGTACAGGTTGTGATATTGAGTTTGCACCACCACCATATATAAGGTGGGGAGATAGTCCGGCTTCTTTTAAGCGTGCCATTTGTTGTAATGGTGCGTTATACTCGTTTGTTCTTGCCCAATCCGATAATGCGTCTGTGCGTTGTTTTCCATATTGAACTTCGTTCCATTGTCTTGTTTTTTTGTTCATGGATGATGTAGCTAATGCGTTACCGCCTGCTGTTGCTGCTGCTACTAATGCTGCTATTGTTACTGGATCCATGTTTTTTTGTTTTTTTTGTGTTTTTAATTGACTCTAGGTCGTTTTTTTGTGTTATTCGTGCTTTTGTCCTTGTCGTACCTTCGCGTCCTTTTTTACTCATTTACACTGGTTTTTTAACCTAGTGTCAATTAGCACTAATATATCAAGTAGTATTAGTGCTTTTCTGCCGCGCTTCGCTTGCCTTCCACTTTGTCGGGGATCGGCGAAGCCGTCCCCTAAAAAGTGGTGTTTTTTAGAGTTTTTACGTTTTACTCTTGGTTTTCATCGACTACGTCGGTGATTTTGTGTTTATTTTTTGCGTCTTTTTTTTCTTTTGCCGCTTTAAACTTTTCGTTTAATTGTTGTAATTCTTCTCTGGCTTGTGTTGCCAGTTCTTCGCGTTCCGCTAAATCTAATGTTTCAGGATCCTTTGCGAATCCTTCTCCTTCTTCCCATAATGGGGTTTTTTCTCCGTCTATTGGTAATCCTTTTGCGTATCG